TTTAAAGAGAAGAAGGGATTGAACCTTCTTCTCTTTATTACCAGCTCTTTACCTAAGAATTTATTGTTGAGATTGAGAACTTTCAGAACTTGAACTTGTAGAACTTGATCCTTCAGTGCAAGTCATCGTACCAGCCTCATCAACCCATGCATCACCATCAGGGCAAGCTACGGCAGTATCGGTCGTGGATAGCCAACTAATCTGAGGATCACCCAAATCATCTGAGATAGCCCAATAACCAGTAGCCGTATCATACCACATATACTCATCAACATCCTGATTAATGTAGTATGGTTTTGCATTATAGGTTCCCGAGAATACCCAATCACCATTCAAGGCTTCAGTTGAGAATCCTTCGCCCAAATAAACCTTGCAGCACTCATCCAATGAACTTGAGCTTGAAGATTCAGTGCTTGAGCTTGAAGAACTTTGGCTCGAAGAAGAACTTGAACTTTGCGAACTTGAGCTACTAGAACTTGATTCAGAACTAGAGCTTTCAGAACTATCGGAACTTGAGCTTGAAGAACTCGAATTCCCAACAGAACTACTTGAAGAACTTGAATCCTTAGAACTCGAAGAACTATTAGAACTTGAGCTTTCAGAACTCTGCGAACTTGAAGACTCCGAACTGTTAGTACTCGAAGAACTTTCCTCAGCACCAGTTCTCATTACGAACGGATGTACAACACTCAAATCTTGCAGAGTAATTGCGTTTCGCCATAATGCATCACCGTTTATCCTGAGTACAAATCTAAAAGTGGATTCGTCTTCTAGGAATAAAAGATCCATTGATACAGTTGATACTAATTCCTTCTGGATAATTACATATTGCGACAAATCACCAAGCATGAAATCGTTATCATTAAACACATCAGAAACTATAACAGGCAATCCCCAAAGATGAGCACCACCATCAGCATCAAACGTTAACGGTATAGCTGTAGTTCCCATCGTATCATAAAGATCACCAATCTGCGACCATACTTCATGCGACAAGTACCACTTACCATTAGGCGATCCATAATACAAATCGAGGGCATCTTTTAGCTCGGTAACTGTGATAGGGTCAGTAGTTGCAGCAAACCCAGTACAAGCGGCGGCAGCAATACCATTCATTGAACCGCCTCCACCATAAATGATAGCGCGATCTACAAGCCACATAATCGCTTCGCCTACAGATTCAGAAATATATCCACCAAGCATTTCCGAATCTTGCTTTAACTCATCTGTTACATAAATAACCGCCGCCGCCTTATTCAGTGTTAACTTTAGCTGATCAAACTTGGCAATAGAAGGCAGTTTAGTTTGCCCTTCTTCTTTCCAGTAAGCCAATACACCACCCTTAATGCCAGATGTATTTCTTGTGGTTTCGGCAGCTACAGGAATCCGAGATCCGTTAGACTTTTCTCCAACATTGAAAATCTTACAATCTGCGTATAACTTACCTTCAGAAAAATCAGGTGCTAGAATTGTAGGGATTATTGCTTGTTCTACGAGATAACCGCCTTGAGTGTTATCGCCTTCCTCTTGGCCGGTCTGCTTTAATACAATTACTTTACCATCGACAACTTTGATTTCTTGACGAATGATTCTTTGAAGAAATTCGCCCAGTTCTTTTCGCTTATTTACTTTCTGCTTGCTCATATCATCTTCCTTTTATTTCTTGCCCATTATTTTAGGGCGGGATGATAAGAAACGGGGAAGGGTCAATTGTAATGACCCTTCCCCATAACTTTATTTACTTAGTCGCGAGTTACCAGTCCTGAAACAATGGAACCATCAGGCAGCGTAACCGTAGAAGCAAGAATAGGAGATCCACCCATTCTCATTGTCCACCTAAACGCTGTCTCATCTTCGAGGAACTTTACGTGTATCGAAGTGGCTTCATCAATTCCACCCTTTTTGATAGTAAGATAATATTTCAGGTTAAGAAACATTATCGAAGTATCATTAGCCGCCACATCAGCCTGCTCGATTATATTTACGGGACGTCCAAACAGCGTTCCATAGGGGCTGATTCTGTAGTCAGGCATTACCACTCTTTGACCAGCGGTAGATTCCAACTGAGAAACAGCGGCGTACTGAACAAGACTCATATACCATTCAGCACCAGATACAGCGCAAGGCAACATGGCTACATACATGTCCATTAGTTCGGCAGTTGTAGGATTGTCTCCAGCAACAGCAACCTGAACCGTTGAAGCATGGTTTTCAATAGCAACCATGGCAGCGTTGGTCGTTCCGTGGAGTATGTCATCATCAATAACCCACGCAAATGCCTGTCCAACATTAGCACCAATGAATGAGCGAAGAGCAACGCGATCCTGCATTAGCTCATCAGTCATGTAGTTTACAGCGCAGTATTTTCCAAGATCCATATCCACCTGAGCATACAACTGGATAAACGGAGTCTTAGCAGCACCTTCAGCAGGACTATAAATCCTAATCCCACCAAACAAATTCGTTGCCGATCTTGCTGTTTCGTTCACTTGATTGATCTTCATACCGTTAGCATTCGGACCAATTTCAAGGCTCTGACACTTAGGCAACAGAATTGAACTCTGTTGACATGCGGCATAGATCTCATTACCGATACGATGCTCAACAAGATATCCACCCTCAGTATTATCAGCTTCTTCCTGACCTTCCCCAGAGCCCTTATACAATCTTTCATCAACGTTACCCTTAGCAGCCTTCTTAATAGCACCAAGGAATTCACCAACATCTTTCCATAGAGGAGCATCTTTAGTTACTTCAACATGGACAGCCTTATCTTCTTTGGTCTCTTTCGCAACAGCCTTTTCAACAGCTAGGGCAATCGAAACCTTTTCATCCTCAACAACTTTAACCGACTTATCAATCTTAACAGCCTCGGCATCTTTGGACTCAATCAACTCAGCAGCATATTCATCACTTACTTCGATGACGCTATCCTTGTAAGCCTTAACGTAGCTCTTACCATTCTCATCTTTATCAATGAGATCGCTAATCAATTTAATTCTCATAATCATTCACCTATTTTGACGTTATTGGTTTGGTTCACCTTATCAGATAGTTGCCCTTGTTATTCAGAGGGTTACTCTATCAACAAGTATATTCTGACATTCAAATATATATACGCACTAACCCCGCAGGATTATTCCCTTACGTGTAGCAATAGCCTCTTTTATTGATCGGTCCATATCAACTTTAACTTCTGATATAACCTTAATGCTACGGTCAATTGTTTTTTCTTTGCTTTTGGCTATAAGTGTAATAGACTTATCAATTGACTTCTGAGGTTCTTCTACAATTACTACTTCTGCCTTTTCAATTAATTCAACTAATTCGACTGGCAACTGTAGTTCTTCTATAGTTTTCTCTTTAATTTCAAGGTCTTTTAACGTCTTCTGAGTTATTACAGCAGTGGGGTTATCAGGAATTGTAACGATAGAAGCCTCAAGCAAAAGCCACTTAGTTATGATTCTTTCTGCTCCGCCATTATATTCAGGATAACGCATCTTCAATTGATTGTTAATTAATCCAAAGCCAGTTTCGCCTTCAAGCATATAAGCAAGAGGGATGAAGCCAATGGAGAAAGTATTTAGGAATCCACCTTTAACGAGCTTATTTATATCCCTTGCTTCATCAGTGTCAGCAAACATTATCTTAGCCTTTACACCAAAATCATCTTTACTTACTTCAACGGCTTTGGCTATAGGCTTACCACTCGAATTATGCTGATAAAGAATAATTGGATTCATCTTGAAGACATCTAGAATTACGCCTTCGGGAACAACAATATCTCTTGAGTGATCTAATAGGCGTGTAGAAATATAACCTTCTACTTCTGTTGCGCCCATCTCCTTACACTCAAATTGATTATTGGTACGAGTCAAAGGACAAAGCTCAATATCCCGAGTTGCGCCCTTTAGAAATTGTTCAACTAAACCCTTTTGATCTTCAGGCAGTCTTTCTAAAACTTTCTTGATATTAATCTTTGTCTTCATCATCCTCCTCTGTTACTAAAAAATAACGTGGTTAATATTTTTGTAGCCCATATCTATCTACACCTTATTGGAGTAACGCAATCTTAACCACGTAAATAAATTATTCCTACTCATCATCCTCCTCTTCATCAACTTCAGGCTTTTCATCTTCTTTAGGTGCTTCTTCATTACCAACAACAGGAGGAGGCAGATTTTCTTTTACTTCATCGCCGCCTTCAACCGGATCCATTCCAATTCTTGCCCTTGCTTCATTAACAGAAATAATGCCAGCCTTCTTATATTCGACATTTGACTTGAGAATAAACTCTTGGTTCTCATCGAC